CTTATGACGATATAGATATTAAAGAGACAGTGGATAGATTCCACGCTATTCTTTTGGCCCATGGTCTTGTTGAAAAATCAGAGGCTGATGCTTGTAACGAAAGGTTCCGACAAAGTGATGGGGAGTAGATTGTTATTGCTTTTTCTCTTTGGCTGCTCAACGCAACGCGAATACGGGCAGCCTAAGTTTAATGAACCTGCCACCATATTCGGAGCTGGTGATCAGCTTGGTTATGATACTTTTATGGACTATGAAATGATGGAGACTTTTAATGTCCGATACATTTACGATTGAAGTTGAAGTAACTTCTCAATACTATGAGACTGTACAGTTTACATTCACACAAGAAACTCTTGACAAACTTAACTGTAAAGATAAAGATGAACTTCTTGCAAGAATTCAAGCAGGTGATGTAGATATTGCTTGGGAACATGCAGATGACGAACATTGGGATTCTTATGACAGTGAGATCAAGCATATTTATTGGGAAGATGCTAAGCATGTTGTATAATTATGAGGATATCACACCTGATCAATGGCTTGATATTAACATGCAACATGACATGAACAAAGAACAGGAACTAATAATGCCAACTAACCGTGCAGTCTACTGTGCAGATGGAGAACAAATGCCTAACTGGTGTATGAATGAAGTAAGTATGAGTGGTGGTAAGTCTGATATGGAAGACTTCCTCGCTGAATTTTGTGAACAAGATCCAAGCGAGCCAACTCGCTATCGTTTCTTATATGAAAAGATCTCACCTGTCGCTGAGTATGAGCAAGATGATACCAATTGGAATCAAATCCAAGCTCAACGTGATGCTTGGGGTTGCAAGTGGGATATGACTGATTATGCTCTTACTGTATACACAGAAGAGTGGAATGACAAAGAGTGGATGCACCTTGACGGTAACTATGATACCCCATGGGGTCCACCCTACGAGATCTACGACAAGATTGTAGAGATCATTGAAGAGCGTGACTGGGACATTGAGTTCAATGAATGGTTCTACAAGGAACCCGGCATGCAAATTGCAGGGTGGTTGCCAGAATGAGAAGCTGGCACTACCTTACGCTGGATGAATCAACTGTCAAGCATGGCTCATGTGATGACTTTCGATTCTGTCGGGGAGAAGAAGACGTACCTAAAGTGCGTGCTATTGATATCCCTTATTTAATTGATCGTTTGCAATACCACTATGAATCGTATCAAATGCTAGAAGAAGAACACTGGGACAAGATGCAACACAATCATGGAGATAATGAATGAAAGTTGAGAATAAGAATGCTCACCAATCTGCTAACAAAGTGTATTACTACGCTACCTGCGTTGATGAGGTGGGTAAAATTAAACACCTGCTTCTTACGGAGGCTGAGCTGGATAAGTGTGAAGATCGGGCAAAGAAAAATCGTGAAGATTTACCGAGCGGGTTCACTGCTATTTATGTTCAGCGTAATACATTCTGGTAAAAAATAAATTAATTAACACAACCTTAACTTGAAAGGAAGTATAATGTGTACCCTACCTAATGATGACTGGTATGATCTTGAAGATGATACACATGAGTATGATCCTAATGATGTAGATGAAAGTGATATTATCTTTCAAGAAGAAGTTGACAGGCTAGACTATAACCCTTATAATATAGAGGACAATAATGAATTATATTGATCTTGCTATTCCAGAGGATGATGACATTCGTGATGAGTGTATGTCAGTCATTGAAGACTGGATGATGAATGATGAAGACATGGAAAGATTTGCCAAGTATCTTTTCCCGTATCTTAAACCACACTTGGACAAACTGAAAGACGAGGAAACTAATCGTGCATGAAATGTATGAAAATGATTCGGCTATGTACGCTGGCGGTTCTGCTTGGCACGGTCTGGGGACTGTTGTTGCTGATGCCCCTAGTCCTTACGATGCGCTTAGACTTGCTGGATTGGATTGGCGAGTCATTCCTTCGCACAGCATTGGCTGTCACTATATGCGTGACGGTGTTGAGCGTACTGCCGTCACATCTGAAAAAGTAGCCAACATCCGTGAGGATACTGGTGATGTGCTTGGTTGGGTTGGTACCAACTACAAACGTATCCAGAACATCGACGTAGCCGAGCTGGCTTACGCCGTGGCTGGTAATGATACCAAGGTAGAGACTGCTGGTAGTCTTCGCAACGGTGCTCGTACTTACTTCTTGATTAAGTTCAATGAGTTTTCTACACAGCACACTGATGATGTAACCAATGAGTATCTGTTGCTTGCCAACGGACACGATGGTTTGATGGCATTCAATGCTATTCCAACTGCTATTCGTGTTGTCTGTGCTAACACCTTGCGTGTTGCTATGGCTCAAGCTAACGCCTACCGTATTGCCCACAAGGGTAACATGGAAGACAAGCTTGCTGACCTGTACGATGCTATCGCTGCAGCCAAGCAAGATAGCCGTGTCTTTGAACGCAAGGTTCTATGCCTTTCTAATCAAGGCATGACTCGTGACACGTTGAGAGATTACTACTCTCTGATGTACAACAAATACTTTACTCAGATCAACGATGATTCTGCTGATCGTGATGTAAAGAAGATGATTGAAACCACTTTGAAGTGGGAGAATAGATTTGAGATTGAAGCTAACGTTGCGGGTAATAACCTGTGGAATGCGTTCAACTCTATTACCTACTTCGTCGAGCACACCATGCCAACGCGTGGTCGTACCGATGCACAACGTCGAGAGAATCGACTGCATACAAACATGTTCGGAACTTCGGGTTCACTTAAGAGTAAGATCTTTGAGAACACCCTCGAACTTTTGTAACCCCCCTATGAATGCTACTCAGGAAACTGGGTAGTATTCTTTTTCTTTTACATAAGGAGCATGCATGCTTTGGGATAAACTTTCCTACGAAGAACAACAAAAAAAGTTAGCTATTCAATCTACATTGGAAGAGGAGACTCTTCTTAATTCACAACAAAAGTATTGGCGAGAGTACGACCGTGCTCCCGATGAAGGTATACCAGAACAGAAGTTGTTAGATGATTTTGTTTCTGATTTAGCGCCAGCTTATCAAGAGTGGATCAATAAGATTGCAGAGAATCCCAAGTGTCCTTCTTGGGTGTACCCCTTGTTTGCCTTAGGTGCTCACAAGATGGCAGACATCACGCTACGATCTGTCATGAGGCTGTGGTTAAACTCTGCTGCATTCAGAACAGATCAAGACTATGTGCCATCACCTCCACTGGCACAGCATGTAGTCAGAATGATTTCAAAAGATGCTATTAATATTATTGCATATCAAAATGCTAAAGAAAATAATATGGAATTCTGGCGTAAGCAATCTAAGTTTATTAAGAACTGGTCAGAGAAAAGGTGTGTTGCTTTTGCTACTAAGGTAGGACAGATACCAGACATGACATTGAAACAGAAAGATGATTTCGGTCATCACATGTTACGGATTGCAGAAGCATCAGGTATTATTCAGACAACAAAAAAAGCTAAGCGTCGTGGTAAAGGCTGGACACATGCCCTGCATGTAGAGTTTAATCCACACATCCTGATGTACCTTAACGAGCAGCACAAGTTAATGGAAAGTTCTATGCTTGTGTATCGACCAATGATTACACCACCTATTGATCACCAACTGAATGCATCCGGTGGTTACATTCATCACTGGATTCGTAAGGATGTAGTGCATCGTTATGTATCAGAGTATGTAGAAAATAAAAATATTAAACAAAAACATTCTGAACCCTCACAGTTTGTATTAGATGGGTTGAACGCCATGCAGAAAACTGAATGGTCTGTAAACTCACAGGTTCTAGAGGTGATGGAGAATCTGTTTAAAGCAAACTCAAGGCTCGCCAATCTCCCTGCGTATGACTTTGATGAGTTCGTCTTCAGCATACCGTACCCCGAAGACGCAACTAAAGAGGAGCAAGCAAAGTGGTGCCAGCGTAGAGAAGAGTCTTATGGTGAGTGGTTCAAGCAAGAGCAGGCTAGAGCTCGTATGCTAGTTCGTCTAGCTCTTGCTAAAAAACTACAACAAAATGATTTCTTCTATCATGTCATGACTCTAGACTTTAGGGGTAGATGCTACACCACATGTGAGTTACTGTCTCATCAGAGTTCTGATTATGATAGGGCATTGATTCATTTTGCTGAGCCTGTTAAACAAACTGAACGTGGGATGTATTGGTTGAAGGTACATGTTGCTAACTTGTTTGACCAAGATAAGATTTCATTTGACGAGAGAGTTGAGTGGGTAGATAGTAATATGGATATGCTCCGTGCTATTTATGAAGATCCCTATAGTAATAGAGATTGGGTTTCTAATAAAAAGAAAAAGAATCCATCGTTCCAACGTTTAGCTGCTGTGTTTGAATTGTTCCGCACTGATGGTATGACGCAACTGCCTATACAAATGGACGGTGCATGTAATGGATCACAACATTGGTCTGCTATCATGGGCGATGAAACAATTGCTGAGCTGACAAATGTTCTACCTAACCAAGAACCACAAGACTTATATCAATATATTGCAGATAAAACTACAATGTATTGTAAAAAGGAAGATGGTAATGGGTGGTGTAATGAGTTCTTAAACCATTGGTCAGATGGTATTGATCGTGCTGTAACCAAAAGACCTACTATGTGTGACGCATACGGTCTTACCTTTTACGGTATTCAGAAATATATTAAGATTGAGGGGCATGTTGATTGGGTATCTAGGGATAGACAAGGCGGAGCTATCGTTGAGCTGGCTCGTGCTATACAGAGCGGACTGGGTGAGGCACTGGAGCTGCCCAATCAAGGCAAGGAATGGCTCAAAGAGTGTGCTGAGATTGTCGGAGATGCTGGCTTTCATCTAGAATATACCGTGCCATCTGGATTTAAGGTGGTGCATGCATACTATGAGATCAAAAAACGCAGGTCGTTAGCCTCTTTGTTTAATCACAAGGAGTTAATCTTCTGGAACGTATCAAAAAATGTGCATAAAGATAAAGCTATGCTAGGTATTCCGCCAAATTATATACATTCACTGGATGCTTCTCACATGTTCTGCACTATCAAACGTATGGTAGACTCTGGTATTGTAAAGTTTAGTATGATACACGATTCCTTTGGCTGTCCTGCAACTGATGTAGATATTATGAATGGATTAATTAGAGAAGAGTTTTTAAAAATGCACAAGGAGAATCAACTTGAAATATTTAAACGATGCGTCGAGGCAACAACAGGGGTCACGCTCCCTGATGTCCCAGACAGAAAGACAATGGACATCTCAAGAGTCTTGGACTCCCGATACTTCTTTTCATGAGATGGTGGAGATATGGTGGCATGATGCAGAAACTTGTGGTGGTCCCGGTTGGGTGGATAAAGAGGACGCTGTTAATTATATTGATGGTGAGCTACCTACTATTAAGTCTATTGGTTATCTCTGTGCTATCACCGATAGTCATTATGCTATTACTGATAACGTGGGGTATAACCAAGTTGGAGGAATTACTAAGATACCCAAGGGTATGGTAATTGAAATAAACAATTTAGAAAGGACAAGAAAGGAATTCTAATGACACATATTATGGTTTCATCAGAAGGGGATATGGAAGAAGGAATTAAAACAGCAACTAAACTAGCAGCCTTGGACAAGGCATCGCTAACGTTGGAGTTTCCCTCAGAAAAATTCGCAAAAATTTTTATGGAGAACATGTTTGTCTCGTTTGTAGAAGCAGGTATCTCTAAAGAATCTAATATGAACTTGAATGTAATGTTCCCAATGGAGAATGATAATGAAGAAGAAGGCTTTGAATTCGGTAGCTAACAAGCCAGCTACAAAGTTTTGGCGAAAGGGAGAATGGTTTGACATTCTTGAAGCCAAGCACTATAATAAGGAAGAGTTGAATGCTCTTCAGCAATTGCATCTGGATGGGTTGGTTGATCTGTATGCCACCCGGACAGCTGAAGCTTGTCGATACAAGCACAACGCTGATGAGAATGGTCAATTCATTTCAGCTGAGTACATTGAGGGCTCAGAACGTATGGTAGAAATGCCTTCCTATGCAGATCAATGGAAGGATGATTTCAAACGGAGATTTTGCAATGGCAAGAGTACTCGTAATCGGTGATACCCACTGCCCCGCCATGAAGGAGGGGTATGTGGATTTCCTGAAAGATGTACAAGAGACATGGGATTGTGATACTGTGGTCCACATTGGTGATGTAGTTGACTGGGCCAGTATCTCATACCATGAAAAGCTTCCTAGCATGCCTAATGCTACCAGTGAATATCATAAAGCACTGGACCAAGTAAGCTTATTGTATCGTGCATTCCCTGAATGTACCGTGATGACTGGTAATCATGATGACTTACCTCGTAGACAGATGACTACTATTGGTCTGCCTGAGGAATGTTTGATTGATTATAATTATTTGTGGCAAACTCCTAAGTGGGTTTGGCATAAGAGATATGATACCCATGTAATTGATAATGTTATTTATCGTCATGGTGATTGTGGTAGAGGCGGCAAGTATGCTGCACTAAACAATGCGATGGATAACTTTAACTCGTATGTTCAAGGACATACACACTCGTTAGCAGGCGTGTCTTGGTACCAGAATGAAACATGTAAGATCTTTGGCATGAATGTAGGGTCGGGTGTAGATCATAATACACTGGCTATGCAGTATGGTAGACGATATAATGCTAAGCCAATCATCGGATGTGGTGTTGTTATTGATGGTGAGTATGCGTACTGGGAACCTATGTAATGGCATTGCGTGATAATCTAAGAGAAAAATGGTTTAAAAATAATAGCCGTAGCTATAAAGATCGTGATGTAAAATTCGGTAGAAGTAATAAAGATAAGTGGAAACCCACTAATATGAATGATATTAATGGTAAGGGTTCAGCTCCACGAAATAAAAATATATCTTCTGAGGAAGAAGACTTGCGATGGAAGCTTGCTTTTGGTAAAATATCTGAAGAAGAATTCAACAAGGCTATGAAAGGTTTACATGGCGAAACAAACTGATGAACGTGTTGTAGCAAAGATGAGAAAGTCTGGACGTACCAGACGACAACACAAAAATAAATATGGTCAGCACAAAGCTGGCAGAAAGAATTGAGGTAATAATGGAAAAGATTCAACCATTTAACACTGAAACTTTGGAAGTTCAATGGGCGCATCTGCATCGTGCCGACGATAAGTTTGGTGCTCCCGGGCATCACAACATTACTGTTATCGTTGACGATCAGCTGAAAGATCAGCTTCAGAAGATCGCTAAAGATGCTGGTGCTGCGAAGGTCAATGGACTTTCGGAGAAGGAAGGCAAGAAGTTTATCAAGGTTAAATCCACCTTGTACACTAATCCACCAGAAGGTATGGAGAAGAAGGTTGCCTTCCCCTGTGTCGACTCAGACACTAACCCCACCACTGAAGTTCCTATGGGAGGAGACAAGGTGCGGCTTCGGCTCAAGCCATTCGTCATCTCCCGTGATAACTCTATGTCCTTCTTCTTGAATGGTGTTCAAATCATTGAGAAGAATAGTGCTGCCAGTTCTGGTGGCTCAGGTTTCTCTGCAACCGAAGGCTACAAAGCCGAGGCTCAAGAGGAAACTGTACCGTCTAACGACGATAACGATATCCCCTTCTAATGGAATGGTCCTTTCCCATTAGTCCTGTTGCGGCAAGTAGACCCCGTGTGTCAAAGCACGGGGCCTACTTCGCCGGTCCCTATAAGGAGTTCCGAAAGAACGCAGGACCCTTAGTACTTGATGTACTTGGACCAGAGTGGGAACCATTGACCGGACCTCTGAAGGTGGATTTAGAGTTGTATATTGCAAAGCCTAAGACAACCAAGTTGCTTGGACCTAAGGCTGATATTGATAATTTTGTAAAGGCTATATTCGATGCCATGAATGGCAAGCTGTGGGTAGATGACTCACAAGTAATAGAACTTTACGCTGTAAAACAATGGTCAAACCTAGAGAGTGGTGAAGGATACTTTACTCTAGGTGTAGGAGAATATAATAATGAGTGATTGTAATGGAACTAAGTGCGGTGTTGAAGACTGCGTAAATCAAGCAGCTGTTTTCTTGTCTCAGTTTGGTACTGTTGACAACGATCTTTATATTAACAAGATTGCTAATGGTTATCTTGTAAAGATTGATGGACAAGATCATAATGATAACTGGATTAATAGACAGTTTGCCATGCCAACGATTGCGTGTGTTGAACAGGTCTTTGTCGCATGGGCAGAGCACAAGCGAGACAGCTAACTCGCAGGCTCCATAGCCCAACGGCAGAGGCAGTGGACTTAAAATCCATCCAGTCCGGGTTCGAATCCCGGTGGAGCTATTAGCTTTTGTAGCTCAATTGGATAGAGCAACTGCCTTCTAAGCAGTAGGTTGCAAGTTCGAGTCTTGCCAAGAGCGTTCGTCGGCAAATTTTAAGGAGATTATATGTTATTAGAATTATTGTTGGCTGGTCTTGCGGGACCAGACTATACTGAGCAGACCTATGTGGGTGATGTATCAGAAGATTATCAATGGACGGGTAGCTTTGTCGCTTCTTACTTCTTAGATGAAGAAGCAAACTCAGAGCTGTTTGTTTACACATTCTCTAATGATGCAACGTCTGACATTGCCATCTTTGATCTTGTTATTGATGACACGATCACTTGGAATGTAGAAGTAAACCCCGGTGAAACCGTTAGCTACAGTTATGTTACTGATGAAGCTTACGGGTGGGAATATCAACAAGCAGTCCTCTTCAATGCAGATGAGGGCTCCTATGATTTTTTCACGACCATCGGTACTCAGTTTGCAGGAAATGCTATTCCTGCCCCCGGTGCTCTTGCTATGCTTGGGCTTGCCGGTTTTGGTAGGAGAAATCGAAAGGAATAAGTATGAGTACATTTACTCATCACGAGCCCTGTCCCCAATGTAGGGGGCAGGGTCGTGACTTGAAGGGAGACAATCTTGCTGTCTATGATGATGGACACAAGTATTGTTTCTCTTGTGGTTATTGGGAAGGGTCTAATAAAGGATACATACCTATGGAAGAAACAGAAACTATAAACGATGATTGGAAACCATACAATGGTTCTTGTAAACCATTGGCTCATCGTGGTATTGGCGAGGACATGACTCGCAAGTTTGAATACCAACAAACAAATATCAATGGTAAAGATGTAGAGATTGCTAACTTCTACAAGGATGGTGAGCTTGTAGCTCAGAAGCTGCGTGGTCCTGACAAACAATTCAAATGGGTTGGTCGGGCAAGCAAGGCACCTCTTTGGGGACAGTGGCTGTGGAAGTCTCAGGGTGGCAAGCGACTTGTCATTACTGAGGGTGAAGTCGATGCTATGACTGCGTGCCAAGCTATGGGTGGCACTTGGCCTGTTGTCTCTCTCCCATCTGGTGCTCAAGGATCTGTGAAAGCAATCAAGGATAACTGGGAGTTTGTTACTTCTTATGAAGAAGTTGTCTTGATGTTTGATCAAGATGAAGTTGGTAGAACAGCAGCCAAGAAGGTTGCGGAAGCTTTGCCTCCGGGCAAGTGTAAGATTGCATCGCTGCCTTACAAGGATGCTAACGAGTGTCTTAAGAATGGACAATCGAAAGCAATTACCAATGCTGTGTGGGAAGCTCAGGTGTATTCGCCTGATGAGATCCTTCATGTTTCTGGTATTGATTTGAATGAAGATGCTGAGATTAATGTGTTCTCATACCCTTGGTCTAAGATGAATTCATTCTTGATTGGTCAACGGTCAGGTGAGATTACACTGTGGTCTTCTGGTACTGGCTCTGGCAAGTCTACTATCATTCGTGAAATCATTTGGGATCATCTCAAACGAGGACGCAAGTGTGGTGCTATCATGCTAGAGGAGTCACCTAAAGAAACTATTGAAGATATTATTTCTTTGATTATCAACAAACCTGTGCGATCTATTCGTGCAGAACGATTGATGAATCAACTGCGGATTGAAGAGGGACAGGATATTCCTGAGGTTGCGGAGCTTGACACGTTCCAAGATGCGGAGTATCATGACGCATTGGATAAACTGAAGCGTACTGGATTCTATATCTACGATCACCTTGGCAACAATGGTATCGAGAACTTAGTACAACGTCTTGAGTTTATGGCTGTGTCGTTGGGTGTTGAGGTTGTTGTCCTTGACCACATCACGGCAGCAGCAACTGGTATGCTTGGTTCTATGAATGACAACGAGCGTTTGCTTATTGACAATCTTATGAAAGAACTAAGATCACTGGTATCTCGCACTGGCGTTCACATTCACATTGTCTCACAACTTGTGAAGAACGGTAAGGCATTCGAGGAAGGTGAGCGTATTACCATGCAAGACTTGCGTGGCTCTGGTTCGCTGTCTTCTGTACCCAACACCGTCATTGCTCTTGAACGTAACCGTCAAGACCCCGACAGTGTGGTATCTAATACTACCACTGTGCGTGTATTGAAGAACCGATTGACTGGTAAGTGTGGCGTAGCTACAGCATTGTACTACGACCGTAACATTGGACGATTGGAGGAAGTCGAGTATCGGGAGTCCGATGCAGGCAATGTAAGTTTCTAACGAAAGGAGAGTCTTATGAACCGACTCGTATTTGACATTGAAGCCAACGGCTTAAACGAAATTAATTTAAACTCAAAAGGGCAAGTGATACCTGAGGTAACTCAGGTTCACTGCCTTGTTATTAAGGATATTGATACAAATGAAATTGAAACCTATACTGGTGATGATATTAGATTGGGTGTTGTTCGTTTGCGCAACGCCGATTGTATTATTGGCCACAATATTACGGTATATGACGTACCTGTTCTCAGTCGCTTCTATGGGCCTATTCAAACTAAGCAACAAGATACTCTCATTATCTCCAGAATGATGTATCCCGAACGAGGCGATCACCCCTTGGGTGGTAACTCGCTTGAGTGTTGGGGTAAATCTCTTGGCTGTCTTAAACAAGATTACCAAGGTGGCTGGGAAGAATACTCAGATGAGATGCTTGAGTATTGTATTCAAGATGTAGAAGTATCTCACAAAATCTATGAAGCTCAGAAAGAATGGGTAGAAAAGAATGACAAGTCTGTATGGTTGGAGCACGAGGTCACAAGGATTATTTCTGACCAAATTGTTAATGGGTTTTGCTTTGATCTTAACGCTGCATACGATTTGGAAGAAGAGTTACAATACAATAAGATTTCTATTGAAGACGAAATGAGGCAATCGTTCCCTCCTCTGGTTGAAGAACGCTGGTCCGACAAGACAGGGCGGCGACTCAAGGATAAAGTAACGATCTTTAATCCGGGTTCACGAAAACAAATTGCACAAAGACTTGGCGACAAGTATGGATGGCAACCACCCGTTACCGAGAAAGGTAATCCTAAGGTAGACGAGGCGGTACTTCGTGAACTAAAGTTTCCTGAAGCAAGAACCCTAATCAAATATTTTGACATCACTAAGTTGCAAGGTCAAGTATCTGATTGGATCAAGCGTGCTAAGCATAGTCGTGATGGTAAGATTCACGGCATGGTTAATCCACAAGGAACTGTTACCGGCAGGATGACTGCATCACAGCCTAACTTACAACAGGTGTCAGGTGATAA